AAGACTAAGCAAAAGGTAAGGCAGAAGATGAAGACTGCTGAGAAAAATAAGAAGTCAGGTGCCAACAAAATCAACATTAACTTTGATAGGTATGCTGAATTTGTAGATCAAACATGCTCTAACCCTAGTAAAGACTACAAAGTCTTTAAGGCACGGATGGATGAGTTGACTGCAAACGGTTGCGATATCAATCGTCTTGACACTGCTGCCTCAGGAATGTCTGCAGAAGGCGGTGAGTTTATGGAGATCGTAAAGAAACTTAAATACCAAGGCAAACCATGGAATGAGGATACCAAGGATCACCTTATCAAAGAGTTGGGTGACGTCCTATGGTATGCACAGAATGCATGTGCTGCACTTGACGTCCGTATGGATGAAGTTATCTATATCAATACTCTGAAACTAGCAGCACGCTACCCTAAAATGAAGTTTGATGAGTATTACTCCGAAAATAGGAAACCAGGTGATATCTAATATTGGTAAGGTCTGGAAGTATAGTCTAGGAAGTTTTAGTGATGATAAAACTAAACCATATGACAACTATGTTGCTGCCGTCCGCTCTGTTATTTTCATTTCTTATCTGGTTACTAATTGTTTTATCATTTCTGGTGTCATAAGACACTGGAATAATAGATCTGATTGTGACGAACCTAAATACAAGGTGTTACCAGTAACGACACATGTCACGCAAGACAGATCAAGAGCCCCTGATGGATGGAGAGGGGGCATCAGCAAAACCTCTTAAAGTAAATGCGGGGTTTCAATATGAGTTGGATCTCATCAGGGCACTGAGAGAGAAAGGTTTTAACGTGTCTGATCCTGCAGGAGCGGACAGTGCCAAGGCAGACTTGGAGTTGACACCTACTTATAAAGCACAGGTTATTAAGTTTGAGTTAAAGGAGAAGTTGTCTGCCGACTTCGCTCAAATGAATTTTGATTTTGATACTGGGTCAATGCAGTTTACCATTGACAAGACTAAAGCATCTGCTCAGAAGGAAGCAGCAAAGACAATGATTGGTATTGCTGAGTCTTATAATATTATAAGAGAAGCAAACGCTCATTGGAATCCTAAAAGAAATATACCTGCTAAGTTTACGTTGTCGAATGATGCAACCCTTACACAACGTAAGTCAGCACACTCACTAGATCTTAAGAGATTTCCAGATAAGTTTCTAGCAGAGGGTCAAGCAGCAGCAAGAGAGGTAGAGAAATACTACAACTCAAAGAATACTTATTATATACAGGTGAAAGGAAAGGGACTATATTATATGGGAAGAGATGTTGAGGGATATGGATGCCCACAATTCTCTACCTCTGTAGCAAACAGTAGTATCAGAATTCGTATTAAGACTAACTCCAAGTCGAATGCAAGATGGTCGTTTCTGATGGCACTCAAGATCTCAGGACTTAGAAAGAGTAGTATGGATCTAGATGGCGACACGAATTTCCTGCTCAAGCCAGGTTTATAAGTGGCACACTACTTCACCATTACCGTAACCTATACATTATAATAAAGGCATGGCAAAAAACACCCATCTAGAGCACCTCGAAGACGACATCTTTAATCAGGGGTCAGCAGGTGCTGCCAATGCAGTCAATTTTCTAGAGTCACTTCGTGACATGCTTACAGCAGGTCAAGGTGGTGCCAATACAAAGGTGACTGTGAAGTGGGATGGTGCACCTGCTGTGATCTGCGGTAAAGATCCACAGACAGGTCAGTTTTTTGTTGGCACAAAGTCAGTCTTTAATAAGACGACACCAAAAATAGGTTACAATGAAGAATTCATCGACTTCCACTACGAAGGTGCTATCAATGGCATCCTCAAACAGTGCTACAGAGAGTTATCCAAACTCCCTATTGAGGGTATCCTCCAAGGTGATCTCCTCTATACTTCTACCCCTCCTCTTGTTGCCATTGGTGGTAAGCGAGGCTATAGATTTAAACCAAATACAATCACTTACCTTGTAGATCAGAATAGTGAGATGGGTGGAAAGGTTGCAAAGTCTAAACTTGGCATCGTATTTCACACACGCTATTCTGGTAGTGATATAACTAGTTTGTCTGCATCATTTGGTGTAGATGTATCTGGTTTACAGAAGGTCAAAGACATTGCTGTATTCTCATCGACATTCCAAAACGTGAATGGTATTGCCAACCTAACGATTAGTGAGAGAAATCAGATCAACAATACTATTAGGCAGGCAAAGAGCAATCTTAAGTCTGGTGGTAAGTTTCTTGACGTCATAGTAAAGGATAAGAGTAGTTTCTCTCCTGCATCTATGTTTAAGATCTACTTCAACCAAGTTATTCGTAGTGGAAAGATCCCTACTACCTCTATGGGTATGGCAAAGGGGTTTGAAACCTTCCTAAACGACAGGTATAAGAAGGAAATCATCAAGAAAAAGACTGAGAAGTCACAGAAAGAATGGGAGAAGCGTCGTGCAGACTCTATTTCTTTCCTAAATAGTAACAAGACAACTATGTTCGCTGCTCTAGCAGGTTTCCGTAATCTAATGGACGCTAAGAATATGGTTATAAATAAACTGAAAAAGATTGAAGGTGTTGGCACCTTCCTCGAAACCGAGACAGGTTATCGTGTAACAAGTCCAGAAGGGTTTGTTGCTATTAAAGATGGCACTGCACTCAAACTCGTTGACAGACTTGAATTTAGTCGTGCCAACTTCACCGTAGCAAAAGATTGGGGCTAATGCGTTTTCTAGATTTCATTCGAGAAGCAAAAGACACAAAGACAAAGAAACCCTCAGCGTCCGCAAAGGGTCAATCTTCCAGTGCAAAGAAGAATCAACAACCAGATGACCCCCACGTTGCAATTACTTTTGGCAGGTTTAACCCTCCTCATGCTGGCCATGGTAAGTTACTCGATGCTGTTAGATCTTACGGAGGAGACTCTGGAAACTATAGAATCTACCCATCAAGATCCCAAGACCACAAGAAAAACCCCCTCTCAGCAGACCAAAAAGTAGGTCACATGAGAAAGATGTTTCCACATCACAAGGACAAGATCCAAAATAACGAGGCACACCGTAATATCTTTGACATCCTTAGAGACTTGAATGACGAAGGTCATGCTCATGTTACTATGGTTGTCGGTGATGACCGAGTAAAAGAATTTGAAACACTAGCAAACAAATACAACGGAGTCCATTACGACTTCAAATCTATCAATATTAAATCAGCAGGTGCTAGGGACGATAAGTCCGACGATCCTATCGAAACCATGTCAGCATCTAAGATGCGTGCACATGCACAAGGTAATGATCATGATTCATTCCATGGTGGAATGCCAAAGGGTATCAGCAAGAAACACAGTGCACAACTGATGGCAGATGTCCTTAAGGGTATGACCCCACCACCTAAGAGTAAGAAACCTAAGAAGGGTGAAGGACTACATGAGTGGTTGAATGAATCTGTATGGGAATATGCACCTAAACTAGACTACGAAAACTTTCGTGACTACTATATGCTTAACCACATCTTCAAGGTGGGTGCACTAGTAGAGCATGATGACACAGGTCTTACAGGACATGTTGTGCATCGTGGCACTAATTATGTAATATTCAGAATGCCAGATGGCAATGAGCACCGTGCATGGTTACAGCACATCACTGAGAGAGAAGATCAATCTAACTATTCTGCAGACGATGGTAGTGGTAATACATGGAAAGTAGGCACAGATGCATACCGTAAAGCAGTGCAAGACATGACACCTGGACAAGCGACAATCAAATTTAGTGACTTTAGAAAGAAGTCTAAGACTAAATAATAATACATTCTTGACGACCAACTTAGTAAAGCAATGACTTTAGATATCAAAGTGTCTGCTGCACTCATGAAGTATTCCTTCCTAGAGCAGAGAAAAATCTTCCATGCACTAGAGACTGGCACTGTAGACAAACTGACTAAGCATCTACAAGAGGGTGCTGAGAAAGCAATCGACGCAATGGACTCATGGGAGCCTATCGTTGAGGGTTATGGCGGGTTTCCTATTGAAAAGGAAGCAGTTGCTAAGAAGAAGATGGAGTTTAAGCGTGACAAGAATGTAGGTAGAGTCGTCACCTCTGGTGGAGATCAGATGCTAGTCACTGGTCGTAAGGCAGACGGACGCTATGTTGTTATGGGTAAGGACGGTCGTAAGACTGCAAAGGATGCAGTTGATATCGGTGTCGTTGCTAAAGAGCAGGTAGTGGGTGTTGATCTCGATGACCTGCATGAGTCAATGAAACAGGCTCGTAAGAATGTTGGTGCGTCTACTTGTTGGGACGGATACAAGGCTAAAGGCACCAAGAAAAAGGGAGGAAAGGTAGTCCCTAACTGCGTTAAAGAAGATGAGGTCGCTGAGGGTAAGAAAGGATTGTGGGATAACATTCACGCCAAGAGAAAGAGAGGCGAGAAACCTGCAAAACCTGGTGATAAAGATTACCCCAAGACACTTAACGTAGAAAGTAACCAAAGTTTTGATGCAATGATAGAAGCATTGTGTCTACCAGAGTATGAGGATCTAACGTTTGATGAGATCCATGACATCTGTGTAGAGACTCTTCTTGAGTTGGATCAACCATTGCTCAATGAGGCAATCGATCTTATTGATTCAATGGAGCTTCTTACTGAGGCACCAAGTCAGCACTCTGCAAATCCTAATATTGCAGTGCAGGCACCTCAGAAGAAGAAGGAATCAGCAGCACCTGCAGGTAAACCATCCCTCAAGGATCGTATCAAGGCAGGTCTTAAGACTGCTGCTAAAGTAGTTGCTAAAGGTGCCGTTAAGGGTGCTAAGTATGCAGGTAAAGCTGCAGGCATGGCAAAAAATACAGCAGGCAAAATGGCTTCTGCTGCCAAAGACGGTTACAAATCGACCCAGACTGGGACATCCTCATCTGGATCTAGCAAATCTACCTCTTCCACAATGAGTGACACTCCACCTAAGGATGCAGGATCATCTTCCTCGTCTTCTACTAGTGGTGGTGGATCAACAACAACCTCTGGATCTTCTGGATCTGGTGGTGATGGATCAAAGACTAAAGAGAATTTGAAGAAATTCGGATCTGCTCTTAAGAAAGGTATCAAGAAAGTTGTTGGTAAAGGATCTCGTTTAGTCTCCAAAGGAGCTGGCAAACTCGCAAAACGTTTGGGAGAACAGTCCAGAT